CACCTAGCCTGTAGTATAAAGGTAAAGTACCCATGCCTCCTTGATTGCTGTTAGTAGACATAACAACTGGTTGTCTGTATCTTTCAAATACATCTATTTTTTCTTTAATAATATCAACAGGGTCACCGTGAGTCGTGTCATTACCTGGCTGCTGTAAGAATTGTTTTAAGTCATAAAAGTATTGCTCAAACAAATCCATTTGCGCTTGATTAGCCAACAAATTAAACTCTTGAGGCGTTATATAACCTCTTTGTTCTTTATTAGCTATAGCTAAAACTCTTTGATATACTGTATCTATGCTTACTGCCATAATTTTTTTTATTTATAATAATTAGGCTACCATTAAAAGTAGCCTAACTACTATAGGTAATCTATTTGATTTTCTTTTGTATACTTTTTAGAACTTCCATTCCTTCATCTGTCTTGAACCAATCAGCTATTGCTGGATATGGATCTTGATCAAACGGTACACTCATTATTTTTTTACCAGTTTTCTCCCAAAGAAAAGCTCTGCCATCTGGTGACATCTTTATAACTTTTAACTTTATAGCTTTCATAGCAATGCTTTTTAAATGAATATCATCATCTTGCATTAACTGTAAAAACTCTCTTGGATTATTTCTAGCAAAAACTATTATATCTCTTTTTATTTCTTTACTTGTCATTGAAGATACATCACTTCCAGCTTCAACTCTTAATATTGCCTCAGCGTCATCAATATCTAATGAAGATGCTATTTTTAAAGCTTCAATCTCCATTTCTAAATAACTCAAATCAATTTCAGCTGTCCTTTGATCATCTTTTTCAAAATAATGTTTGTTTCGCATTGGGTGATAAAGAGACAATAACTTCTGTAAGTTTTGTTTCTGTTTTGGCACCATTAACTTACCATCTCTAAAAAATATATGACCTAAAGTTACTTGACCTTTTTGCTCATCAACAAATGGTGAGTTTTGGTTGGTAGCGTATCTTAATTCTCTTTGAATACCTTGTTCTTCGTCAAACCATAATAAAGCCTTTACTCTACTGTGTTTTGCAGGTACTGTAAATAATAAAGGTGTTTTATTACCTTTTAATAAGTAAACTCTATCTTTAATCTCCCAAGTTGCAGGAGCTTTTTCTTGCTTTTTCATAATATAATATAATTTAATAAAAGTAAAAACTACCCCACTAATACCGTGGGGTAATCTTTACATTAGTTATTGATTAGTCACCAGTAACACCATCAGAATCTTTAAATAAGATAAAGTTGTTAGCAGCTTGAACACATAAACATCTTTCTGATAAGAAATGAACGTTCATTGCATCCTCGTCGCTAGTGTAGTTACCACCAACAGATCCAGTGATCCAAGACTTCATACGTCTGTCATCAGCTTCAGAAGCTCTATAACGAACGTGTAAGAAAGGTCTTTTGATGTTTTTACCTAGTTGCTGATCGTAAACAGTACTTGTTCCAGCAGGAACTAATACTCCTTGTACATCACCAATTAATCCTCTTGTAGTACCATCGTTTAGGTATTTCCAGTCAGACTTGTAAAAATCGTAAGAACCTCTTCTAAATCCTGAGAATCCTAAGTTAAGTGCCATATCTTCAGAATTGTCAAATACACCGTAAGATGTACCACCAGTTCCGTAAGAATTTTGAGCAGCTAGCATGTTGTCAATAGCTAAAGAAGTTCCTCTGTTTAAGAACATCATGTTTTCTTCAATAGCTCCTTGTTTGTCAAGCTCTTGTAACACAACGTCAAATTCAGTAATTCCTTCACCAGCAGCAACAGAACCAAAATCAGGGTTATTGTAAATTAATCCTCTTTCTTCAATAGCAGAGAATAAACCTTGAGTTCCGTGTTGTCCTACAACAGCAGCAGTTTCAAAAACACCAGCACCATCCATTTGGTTACCAGAAACTGGCTCAGCTTCAATCATCGCCATTTCTAATTGGTCCTCAAATCTTAAACGTGCTTCGTGCTCTGATTTTAAGTACCATAAGTACCCACCAGTTCCAGCTTCAGTAGTTACTTCTACCCAGCCGATGCTAGCAGTATCAGAACCATTAACACTGTACTTGTCTCTTAAGATAATTGGCTTGTTACTAAAAGTAGTAAAGTCAGCATCTTTAGAGTTACCAGCGTTGATAGATCCTTTTTTGTACTCAGATCCATAAACAAATACGTTTAAGTTAGCAGTGTCATTCGCAATACCAGCAGCAGCTAAAGTAGCAGCAGTGTAAGGAATAACAGTAGCAGTAGTCGCACTTGGCTTAGCTGAAACGTAACACTTTACTGTAGTACCTCCACTGTTAACGATGATAGTGTCATGAATTTCAATCATAGAAGCGTTAGCCGCTGATGAAAAAGTTAACTCATTAGTAGCACCACCGTTAGCGTCTGTAGAACAGTCACTAAAAGCAACGTGAATACGACCTTGCTCAGACCAAACTACTCGGTCAGAAGCCATAGGCATTTCAGCTCCTACCATTTTCAAAAATCCAGCAACAGTTCTGTTACCAAATCTTTCAACTTCTTTTTCGTAAACTTCTGGTAGGAATTGTTTAGTAAAGTTGTAATCATTACCTGTAATTGACAGGTAATTCGACCCGTATAAATCTTTTACAGGTCTAGGGGTTAAATGTGCTAGGGCAGTCCCAGCACCTTGATTTAAAAAAGGCATAATCTTTAATTTTAAATGTTAAATTATCTAGTTTTTATTTTAAACTTAAAGTCTCCGGTCTCGTTGTCAACGCTTCTTACTGTAAATCCATTTGGACTTGGGGCCTTCTCGTGAGTAGACCTTGGATCCATATCTATATTTTTAGCTTTAGCCATGCTATTCTTAACAGCATCAGCCTTGCCTTGTTCGTAAAAATGTTGAGCTACTAGATCTGGATTCATCGCGGTAAATAAGCCTTTATGATAACCCGCAGCATCTGACATCTCATCTTTTTCATTCAAGAACTTCTTGACAAAGTTGTTAATGTCGCTTTGAGTATCTTTGACTTTACCAGAATCTTTTACATTAAACCTATATTTCTTTTCACCAACCTTATATTCAAAACCTTTGAACTGATCGTTAAAAACATTGTTTGTTTTTTGTTGAAACACATTTTTATAGTGATCTTGTAATTTCTGATTTTCCTCAGACTCTTTGTTGTATCTATTAAAGAACTCAACTGCTTTCTGTTGCTCTGGGAGTAACTTGCTACCAGCTTTGATCTCTTCATAGTATTTAGACTTTAGCCCGTCTAAGTGGCTTTTAGCACTTGCAACCTGCTCTTTTAGCGCTAATTTTTTTCTTCTAATATCTCTCTCATCGTCGACGTCTTCGTCAAATGAAAAGTTATCTTCCATTAAGAAGTTTATCTCTTCGTCTTCTAAGTGAGGTTTAGTTTGTTTGTAATATTCTCTTAATAAAGTTTTATCTTCGTAATTAGTAAAATCTTGATTAAGCTTTACATAATCTTCTAAGCTTCCACCAGTTTCATTAATAAAGTCTACTACTTTTTGTATGTTTTCTGGTAATGGTTCACCCGTTTGTTGAGCTTCAGCTATTGCTTCTTCAACTTCTTCTTGAACCTCTTCAGCTTGCTCAATAATTTCTTCTTCTGTTATTTCTTCAACAACAGGGGTTTCTTCTATCTGTTCCTCAACAACTTCTTCAACTTGCTCGTTGCTAGCTTCTGGTTGTTGCTCAGTTTCAACTTCTTCTTCAGCTGGAGTAGCTGAAAAATCAAGTTTAATTGTACCATCTTCTAAAACTTCAGATTTTGGTCCATCGACAGCTGGTTCCTCTTGAACAGCTTCGGTTTTAACTTCTTGAGTTTGCTCTACAGCCTCCTCTTGAATTTCTTCTTGTTTTTGTTCTTCTGCCATAATATGATATTATAAAATTAATAAATAATTATCTAGGATCTGTAGCGCCTAGATCAAACCCGCCTCCAAGTATATCATTACTTGAAGATTCAAAGTTTTTAGGTGGTTTACCACTATTTCTTTGTTCAATTAACTCACTTTGTTGAGTTGCTTGTATTTTAGTTCTTTTGTCTTTACGATCTTCTTTATACTCTTCTTTACTTTTTAGTCCTTGAACCTCTATATTCTTCAACCTCATGTTTATTTGAAACTCATGATTCATAAGCTCTTTCTTATACATTACCTCTCTTTGAGTTTTTGCTTCTTCTATTTGAGCTTTAATTTGTTCTAGTTGTATTTTTTGTTGAGTTATAGCTTGATTTTTTTGAACTTCAGCTTGCGCAGCAACTTGTTGAGCTTGAGCATTTGCTTGTGATTGCGCTTGTATATTCTGCTGTTGCATCATTTGATCTCTTTCTTGCTTTTTCTTTCTACGTATCTTAAGTAGCTGGTTAGCTAGTTTTATATTCTTTATTTCTCTAAGATCAATAGCATCTTCTAAATCAATACCTCCACTACTCAAAGCCATTTGAATATTATTTTCTAACATTTGTTTTTGCTCTTCATCTGGCGATAACTCTATTGTTATGCCAAAGTCAGATAAATGTAAGTTAGCCATTTCAGCAAGAGTAGATACATTATGTATTCCTAGCTTTTGAATAAATGCTTCTTTAGTATTAGAATACTCTAATACATCAGAAACTCTAAGAGATATAGCTTCTGCAACTTCTGAAGTTAAAAACAAACCAGACTGTAGTATATGTCTTGTAGCTGTGTTACTATTAGCTGCGGCTATTTTTTGGACACCAACTAAAGCGTCTTTTGCAGGAGTAGAAGCGTCTGATGCTTCATTTAATCCGGTCACATCTCTTATCATCTGTAGATAATAATTATAAGTACCTATTAAACTTTGCATTTTTTGGCCACCAGAACCAGATTGTATTTCTTGAATAGGAACTTTACCAGGGTTCATATCACCCTCGCTAGTCATGGATCTACCTATAATACTACCTGTTTGAAAAAACATGTTTAATGCTTCTTGTGGGTTGTAGTTTGTTCCATTACCCAGATCTATTTCAGCAAGCCCGTCTGCGTCTAAGTATATACCATCTGGAGTTAATCTAGACATCACTTGTTGTAGTTTTAAGTGTGTCAGCTGTATCATGTCAGCAAAACCAGTTATACGACTTACTAAGCTTTCTATTCTACCTTTATACATACGTGGCGCACATATAGCGTAGTTCATTTTAACTTTAGTATAATCACTCTTTGGTCTCATCATATTTTTACTTAAATCCCATTTTAGTAATATATCAGTACCTAAAATCAAAGCACCTTCGTATAAAACTTCTATTGATCTAGATAGTTTGCCATACTTAGCCTCAAGCACTTGATCAATAATAGGATTAAAGCTATCATCTTTTACTATAACTTTACTAGCGCCTGTAGCTGTTTCTTTTACTTTGTAAACTTCATTAGCATAAGTCTTGTAGTTAAAATATAAAACCTGCACTTGGTTTTTATCAATTTGGTTTGACTCTGTAAGACTTCTATTGTAAAACCCATGGTTTTGAAAACCTTGACCAGTTATTTTCTTTAGCTGATCTTCTTTTAAATGCATGAACTGTTTTTTCAATTCATTTACAGGTATACTTTTTACTTCACCAACATAGTATATGTCGTCAAAGTTAGGATCTTCTGTATAAGAATATATCATGTTAGCTGGATCTACATATTCTACTTTTATACCCTCTGATTTATTATAGACAGTTTTAACAGCACCTATTCCTAAAACAGTTAAATCGTAGTTTATTCTACGTCTAGTTAAATCGTATTTATTACCATCTAGTATAACATTTATAGCTTGTTCTTCTGCTAGCTCCACAGCTTGTTTATACGTAAGCTGCATATGTAACTCAAGCTCTTGTTGAGAATCTGGTAATATCTCTGGATCATTTTCTGATAAATCAACATCAAAAGCTTCTTGAGCGAAAGAGGCTAAATCTTTACTACGCATATCTCTAAGCATAGATTCCATATAAGCTGTTCTTTTACTTACTCCAGAAGGATCTTGAGAGTATGCTTTAATATCGTAAACTCTTTCAGATATACCGTTTACAACTATATCTACAAATTTAGGTATAACAGGCACTGGTTTCCAGTCTAAGTTTAAATAGCTTAAGTCACCATTTATAGATAATTCATCTTTATATTTTTGTATTGATTGTTCTCCTCTAGCGTATAATCTTAATTTATGAAACTCTGTTTGATTACCAAAAAATCTATTAGTACCAGAGTCTCTTTTAAACCACTCGCTTTCAATTGCTTTAGCAACTTTCAAACCGTAGTCTTTACTCATTTTTTCTAAATCGCTAGCGACTTGACTTGGAAAATAACCTTTAACAACTGATTCAGCCATATTATTTTTCTATTAATTTTGAATGTAATCCGCTTTGCTTATATCTAGCGAAATTTATATTTATTTTTTGTTTTTCTATTTTAGCATTTGGAGTATATAAATGTCTATTACAACCCATTATAGCTAAGCCAGAACTTATAGACGCATCAAACTTTGTTCTATTGTTTATATCAAATTTAGCCCAGTCACCTAGTAGCTCGTTAAAATAAACAGTGCCGTAACTCCCGTCTTGTTTTATACCAACATGATCTTGTATGTACATTTCAATAGCAGCCGCGTGTGATTGCTTTATATCTTCACTTGAGTTTGGTATACCACCTACTTCTTTTTCAGCAACAGATAATTTATTCCAAACCTTATCTGGCCTGTTCATTGAAAAACCTCTATAACCACGCCTCCTTAAATAATACAATAGACGAGGTTTATTATTTTCCGCTAGTATAGGCATCCCGTAAAATACAAGTGCCATTAGAACGTCTTCAAAGAATATCTCAGCGGTTTGTGGTCTAGCTATATACTCTAAAAAGAAATGATTAGCTGGGGAATCTTCCATGCTAAACTTTGTTAATCCGTGTAAAGCACCTTTAGAACCTTTACCATCTACTGTTCCTGATATATCATAACTATCACAACCAAAGCAACCCATGTGTTCGTTGCCTGGTCTTTTTAGACCATTTTTAAAAATAACGTTGTTTTGTAAATTCAAAGGCGGTGTCCAGCTCAATTTAAATCTACCGTTTTTGTCTGGGTAAAATATAACTTTTCCGTCTTTAATACCGTTTAACCATTGAAAATTACCAACAGTTATAGTGTTATCGTAATTAGCTTCTTCGTTAAAATCTATTTGCTGGTATATTTTAGCTAAATTAAATATACTATTTTTTGTTTCGTCTCTGAAAGCATGTTCTTCAGTTCTTGGAAATTGTCTATAAAACTCATTAAGAGCGTCGCCGTCACTTTTTAAACCGTCAACTTCATTTTGCCAATGTTCTAGTATTCCTATATCTATAGTTTCCCCATACGGACCAACAACTTCTTGCTCGGGCGTATCGAATACAGGTAAGCCATAAGAATCAATGAATCCCTCGTAGTTCCATTCCATAGGTATGAACAAACTATAGAGTCCTGAGCTTGTCTGTCCATTGCGGTTTCTTTTTGTAACATCTGAGTTTTTATATAATTTTTTAAAGTTATCACCACCTTTGTCTAACGAGTTACTAGTTGAACCCATCATACACTTGCCAATTACTCTACTACCTAATCGTAGCGTGGTTTTCGTAACCCTCCAGTTGTTGAGGATGTTGTTCGGCCTTTCCCACTTGCCGCTCTCATCGTGGACGAGGAGCTTGAGTTTCTCACCGTCGTAGGAGTTATCACCCGTGTTCTTCCAGTCGATTGTTGTGTCGAGACCCTCCAAGTCTTGCGTGGCTTCGTTACTGGTAATTTTTCTACGGGTAAGTTTACTTGCTGGGACTCTAAAGGCAAGCTCGGTCTTGGGACGGTCCATTCCGTCCTGAATCGGTTTGAAAAAGAAGGGGTAATTAACCGATATGGGTACCACCTTGTCTGTAAACATCTTCTTGGCATCAGGCCCAGACTTTGATAAAATGCCATATCTGGAGTCAGAAGATATTGTCGCCAAGTTAACCACCTCTCCTGAGGCCATGAAAGAAAAACCAGACCGTCTGTTCTTAAGGTAGCACATCCCATAAGATCGTACATCGGCCTTGCATGCCTCCCAAAATATAAAGAAAAGTCTATTTGCTTCACGGAAGTCTGGTGCTCCGACATCAATTTTAGACCACTGCAAGTACATGTAGTGAGTACCAGTAATGTAAGTAGGCACGCTTTTGTTATAAAACGAAAAACCTTCTTCTCTACGAGTAAACTCACTATCGATATAATCATACCATTTTTCTTTAAAGTCTTCTGGGTATTCTCTCCAATCAAAAACTGTTTTTATTTTACTTAATTGCTTTGGGTATTCAAATTTAGTCCAGGTTCTTTTTTCAAACTTATGTGCTTTAACTATTTTAGGTAAAGCTATATTTAAGTTTTGTATGTTATATACCTCGCCTATCTGACCTGTCTTAGATATTACAACAACGTCATGTTCCTTATTGTACCCATATTTCCAAGATTTAGACTTATTAAGTCTTTTAATCGTGTTTATTTTTATAGGTTCTACAACCTTATATAAACTTTGCTCGTACATTACTTAGATCTTCTTTCTGCAAAACCACCAAAAGATTTACTTTTTTCTTCTTTCTTGGGTTTATTGTTAAGTATATCCTCTTCATCTTGTATTCTATTGAGTATTTCAAAAGCATCGAATATAGCTAGCTTTTTAGTAGCTGCAGCGTTTTTAAGTCTATCAGCTGATATATCATCATCTGAATCAACTATAGCTTCTTTAGCTACTTTAATTAGCTCCTCAACAGCTTTATGTCCAGCTTGGATTATATTCTTTTTCGTTTCCTTGATATTCATACTTTATAGTTAATGCTTGAGATCTAATTCTATAAAGTCTTTCACCATCTATAACAAACTCATATTCGCTACTAGGTGTAAACCCAACTAAGTCACCTTCTTCAAAAACATCATTTATTGTTTCGTCTAGAAACTTTAATATTCCTACGTAAGGTTTTTCATTGTTGAGATTAAAAATATCATTAGATTCAATAGGTTTTACAAATGAATAGCCTTTAGGCGCTTTCCAATTGTCTTTGTGTTTGTATAAGAATATTTGATCAAAAGAGCATAGATAATTGTTATCATCTATATAACTTCTACTATTTTTCTCAACACCTCTTATATCATGGTATCTTCTAAATACATTGTGATGAACAATAACTTGATCACCGACTCTAATATTAGTGTTACCTGTAGTTGGTGTACTTTTAACTATTGCTAGTCTATTAACACTTTGATGTGTAAAAATTTGAGTATTTAGTATAAGTTTTTTACCTTCAATATCTTTAACATTATTATATCTAGAGCCAACTGGCTCTACAACAAAATCAAAAATACTCTTCATTAATACTCTAAATTATATTCAACAGCTACAGCCATGTTTTTATTAAAATCTTTCCAAGGTAAAAGTTCGTCACTTTTTTTAATAAATATACTAAACTTTTCGTCTTCCTCAATTATGCTGTCTATCACATGACCACCATAAACCTCTTGACCTACGGAGTAATGCATTGCTTCGTTCTTGTAGTCTTTACCTATACTAATTTTTCTTATCAGCTTCATTTTTTACTTCTGTTATAGTTCCATCTTGAATACTTATAGAAACGTTGCCGTATTCTTTTTCTAGTTTATCTTGAATTGCTCTTAAACTCATTTGAAGCTCTTGTGTCATTGATAATAATGTAAACTTCTGTGTTTCCATTTGACCTAGCTTAGACTGAGCCTGTTGAATTTTACCAACTACCTCTTGAAGTTCTTTTAGTTCTGATTCTTTTATTTTTGGAGCTAAGTCCACTATTTTTTTATTTTTTGCCATTTTATTATATTTAATTGTTATTCTATATATATACTAGTCACTTATTTACATTAATTTGTAAATTACCAAGGTTTAACTACATCTACTACGCTTGGTTCTTTTATGCTATTTATTTGTGCTTGTATTTTAGTTTGTAATACATCTACATCAAGATTAGCCTCTAACCAACCTTCTATATCTGATTTTTTTAATTGAGAATATGTTATCCATTTATCTCCAGGTTCTGGTATTTCAACATTACCAGAACATATACCTTCAACACCATCATCGTCAACACCTATATAATCATACGGTATTGATTTGACAACATTTACTTTGTTTCCAACTTTAGGAATACACTCTAATTGTTCAACTCTCCATGTATAATTTACTGCCATAATATATTATTTTTACTTACCAACTGATT